TGGCGTTCCGCCGTTGACGGTCCAACTGCACATGTCGCGAACAAATTCCTGCTCTCGTGGTGATAATCGCGCGGCGGTGGCTTCGCATTCACGCGCGATATCGTTCCAGCTCGGCTCGCCAACGGTGCTGAAACTAACCGGTGCTTGTTGCTCGGCGGCACTGCGCCCATCTTCGACACCGCGCTGGTAGATTTCGAGCGCATCCTGCTCGCTGAATTTCTTGCCGTTGGATTGTTCGATTCCGTCAGCAAGGGCGTGCAAGTCGAGCCCGCCGCTTTCGAGCGTTCGTTTGATCGCATGCACGGCCGCGACCAGCTCGCCGTTCTTGTCGGAGGCAAGGAGCCTAATGAGCTTGGCGAGTTTGCCGGCGATCGGGGCGAGCGCATCACTCACATCCCCTCCCAACATCTCGCCTTGTGCGAGCACATGCGGCAGCGCCAATCATTCTGATCATCGAACCCGCGCGGCAAGAGTTCGCCGGCGCGGGTTGCCTCAATCACGGTGGCGGCGCGATCGGACCAGGCCTGCGCGCGCTCAGGATCGAACGGCACGAGCAGACTAAGGCGTTCCATGGTGTCGGCATTGACCGCCGTGAAGAACGTCTCGGTCAAATCTAGATACGCCATGTAAATCTGGCACTGCGCGTGATATTGCGGATAGGCATTCAGAAGGCCGTCGCGTTCGATCGCTCGCCAGCCCTTCGTGCCGAGACACTTGTGCTCGAACAGGCAGGGATAGGCGACGCCCGGCAATTCCGGCCCGGCGACGATCACGCCATCAGCATGCCTGCGAAACAACCCGTTGACCGCTCTGAAGCCGAGCCGCTCGGCCGGCGCGAACTTGAAGCCGGCGCGGATAAGATGCTGGCGGGTCAATTCCTCGATCAGGTGCCCCCGCCGGAAAATGCCGCGGGTGCGCGACAAGTGCTCCGGATCGCACATCCAGTCATACTGGACCCGCCGCAGGCAATCGTGTCCGATCGCACTGGCGCCGAGATACTGCCGCACGTTCTCCTGGCGCGGCTCGGCGTTCTCGATCAGCTGATTGATCGCGATGTTGATCGGTTCGTCCGACAGATGCTTGCGATTGAAATCAAGCATTGGAGTTTCAAAGTGGAATGCTGTCTTCCGGAAGCTCACTGCTCTTGCGGGTGATTGATCCGCCGCCAAGATCGCGCGCAACCTGGGCTTCACGGATGAGATCGCGCACAGCTAGCAAGAAGGCGATCATTTGATCGCGCGACCAATCAGCGAGCGGCTTGGCCCAATCGATCGGCAGATCGGCAACTCGCGGAAGGACCGTCTCGATCATGCCGCTGTCCCATGGCGACGGATCAACTAGGTTCATGCGAATAGTTTGCTCAACTTCAAAACCCTCGCTTGTCGCCTGCTCGGCCTTGACCGCAATCCAGGCGAAGATCGCGGCGGTCATGATCCAGCCCCATTCGAGATCGCGGAGCCGGCCAACCGGCGTGTTCATGTTGATCCGGGCGCCATTGCCGAGCGCGATGGCGCGCGCTGCGGCGACGGCGCTGGCGGTGGCCCTGCGCTGCCATTCGTCTTCTTGCTCGTTCAGCTCGCCCATGACGGCCTCGTGATCTTGGCTAGGGTCGTGGCAGGCTTTGTGGAAGCTGCGGGAGCTGACGATCCGGACGGCGGTTTCGGTGTCTGCGGCACCGAATGCCAATCCTTCTCGTCGGGGGTGATTACTCGATCGAGCTTGTTCTTCGCCTTGTAACCGTTCTGCGGGGGCTCAACCCCGAGCTTGGCAATGAATGAAATCCCGTCGAGATTGCCCCAGGAAGCGATCCGGCGTGCCAGCTTTGACGTATCGGTTTCATCATCCGGCCTAAGGCCGTGCACCGAATCGAGCATCGCCCGGAACGTCCGGCGCGAAATGTCGGCAGCCTCATCGTGGCCTTTTGTCGTCCCGGCGACCGTGAAACGCATCCAAAATTTGCGCTTGGCATACGGCCCGTCGAGAACGACGAATTCACAATCGAGGTATTCGCTTGCGCCGTCTTTAGCGCGCTTGAGCCATCCCCCTTCCCCGGCACCGCCAGGCCGGATCGTCATCCGCACAGTGGCAACCGTGCCATCGGGAATGACATCGAAGTTCTTCTGCGTACCGGTATCACTGAAGTCCAACATTTGAAGTCTCATTTATTTATTCCGCTGCTTTGAGTGTTTGTTTGGTCGTGACGAACGGTTTACGCTGGCCGGGACCGGTCAGCTTTTCGATGAGCCGACCTAGATGCGGCTCTTCGATCTGTTCGAGCCGGCCGCTGCGATCGCCGGCGGGGAAGCCCCATGGATTCGGCGACGTGGAGACAAAGCACCGCATGGGCGGTTCGCCGTCGCCGAAATCGATGAAGTTCATCGTTATGACTTCATCGACGATGCCGGGGAGCTCGCGGCCGGTCTTCTGTCCTTCGACCTGGAGCGCCCACTCGCCGCGCTTGAATTCGTCGGTTACGAATTCAAGAATGCCGACAAAGATCACATTCTTTCCGCGAGCATGTTGCAACTGGGTAAGCCACGAGATCATTTCCCGTGCGTGCAAACCATAGGCACCACGCACATCTCGTTTGCCGGTTCGGTCAGAGAAGGCTTCCGGTTGTTCCGCAGACCGGCCGAAGCACTTGCGTCCGGCGACAGTGATGCTATCGACGAAATAGTTATCGTAGCGGTCGAGCGGCGTTTCTTCGAAGGCCGGCCGAATTGCCTCGTAATGCGCCTGGCTGTAGCAGGCTGTCGGTGGCAGCGATGCATTGGGCCCGGTCAGGAAGCATGCGAGATCGCGGCACTGTTCCCAGGTCTCCGGTCGCAGCGTGTCAACCGGTACATCCTTGACCGCGAGATCACCGGCCTCAAGATCGAGGAAGAGCGTTCGCTCAGGATCGAGCGTCCGAAGCAAGCTCGTCTTGCCGACCTTCGCCGGGCAGTGATCTTGTTGTAGCCGCCGAAGCGGGCCACGAGCTCCTGGAGATCAGGCCAACGTGGGTTCTCGGGCACAGTCGTGATCCTCCTGCTTTAACGGGCAGTCTGTTGTTGTTGCTGTGCTATTTCATTCATACCCATTGCTTTCTCCTTTCACGTCGAGTTGCTGATCACCGACGAATTACGATCGGCTCCGCCGGGCGGCCGAATTTGGTGATGATGGCTTCGATCATTTCCGCGGTGCGCTTGCTAAGCCATCCGCGGTGAGCACCGCAGGCGGTGCACTTGAGCTCGGCGAAGTGTGGCCCAGCGCTGATGCCGATCATGGCGATGGCAGGCTGACTACAGCAGGCGGTTGCGTGTTCGATCTTCACGCTCAGCGCCAGTAGCGGGGAGCCGCTGGTGCCTGGCATCCGGACGAGGTGCAGCGGGGTCATGGCGCAGCCTCGCCGCCGGCCATACTGTCGATCAGACTGGTGAGAAGCTCGCGTTCGCTTTCTTCGGCGGCTTTAAGAATGCGAAATTGGTGAGGCGGAAGGTGGTCCTCGATTGCCTCACGAACGAGAGCCCGCAGTCGGTCAGGTTCGATTGCGTCGAGTTCAACCGATTGGGCCCCGAAGTTCTTGGCCCTGGTATCGGTCGCCTTGGTGGGTCGGGAAGGCAAATTCCAGCCCGCGATCTGGTCGGGAGTGACCGCGAGGCGCTCGAACGTGATGTCGGCCTCGGGGGCCATCTCGCGCAATGTTTCTTCGATCTTCTCACCCGCATCGACACCGGAGGGATCGAAGTCGCCGAGGTGATAGATGTAGGTCGGCACCGACAGCTTATTGATGTACTCGGCTGCGCTGTGCAGGAACGACAGGCTCGCGTAGCCACGCGCTACCATCAACGGCACATCGTAGATCGAGGTGACCGGCCACACGACGCCGCTAAGGGCATCCTTTTCGAGCCATACCTCAACGTAGGCGTCGATTCCGTCCCATAGGGCTTTACGATAGAAGCGGGCCGTCGCTTCGAGCGCCTGCTCGACGCTGCTGAACGTGTCCGGCTTGCGCTGCCAGCGGGTATTGTCGGCCAGCCAATCGTAGGGCAAGGAGCCGGCCCGGCGCATGTTAACCAAGTCGGTCTGCACCTTGTTGTAGCCGGCCTCCGACTTCTCAACGATGCCGCGGACCGTGGCCTGATAGAACACCTGCCTGACCGTCATCGGCTTCATCTCCGAGACGATCCGGAGCAAGTCGAGGCGGCGTAGTTCGACTTCGGCCTTGGTCGCCCGCTGCCGTTTTATCGGGCTAGCCTGATAAGTCTTGGCCGTGGCGGTGGCTTTCATGGAGATCATTCGGCGCGCTCCATGACCACAAACTCGGATTTTTCGATTTGACGCGCCGGCGGCGACCCCTCCCCCAGGTCTAGGGGCTTCCAGCGTTTAAATCTCGGCGGTCGATCGGTCTCTTCCGAGACGGTGAGCGCTGCGCCCGCGCGGATCGAGCGGATGCGCAAGGCCAGCACGCCATTTCGGTGAATTTCCACGGCCGCATCGGGATTGACACCTTGGCTGAGCAAGTCTCTCAGCGCCGTCAGAACCGGTGTCGGACCGGTCGAGACGACCTCGCCAATGCGGCAGCAGTTGTCAGCCGACAACGCCCCGATAAGCGGGACTTGTGTTGTCGATAGCCCTTGGCTATTCTCGGAGGTGTTGTTCTGCCTGGAACAAGTCGCCTTCCGAGCCGCTGCATCACTGCGGCGGTTCGCTTTTCTGACCATTTTCGTTTGGCGCAGCCAATCCCTATTGCATTTGGCTAGGTCGCGCCGAACCTATGCATGAACCGGATCATTCACCTAACTAAAAATACTCGCGATATGTATCATTACGTAACGTTACGTATCAGCAGTAATCCGCTCATTTGGTATCGCTTGTCATGTCAGCTTCAAATCTTTTTTGGGTTCGTCAGTAGAATCTGTGGGCGGCGTGGGGCTCGGGTAGTTTGCCGAGGGCGTGGTAGAGGGCGATCTCGGTGATGCGGAAGGTGCG